AGGGGTGTGGGTTTGTGTGAAGATTTTCCCTTGTGGTTTTTTTTATTTGTGTATTATTTTTTTTTGTTCTGTGTGGTTCTTGTCTCTTTGTTTTGTTCATGCCTCTATTATATTTTTTTTACTCCTGTTTGTCAATTTTTTTTTATTTCGGGCGTGTCGTTTTTTTTATTGACACTGTGTCAATGGTTGTATATGCAACAATCTGTGTCCGGCTAGGTTACGGTTACGTAACCGTAGCTTATTTGCCTGCCTGGTTGGTGGTTGTTTTTTATTTTTTTGTTTTGTTTTCTGATGTGTCGTTTGTTTGTGTTATAATAAAAATATTGACCACAAGGGAGGTAAATAAAATGGGAAGCTATAAGCAGATCGCAGAGGAAGCGGGCGCTAGTGTCGAGGAAGTGCGTGAATTGATGGCACGCGCTTGTGTCAAGAGGGTTGAGACTCCATACTATCGCACTGCCGAAGATGGGCGTAAGGTGGATGCGGTTGAGGTGTTTTATACCGTTTGCGCTAGGTATTGTCGTCCTGTTGTCGTCTTGGGGACTGGGGACACTATCGCGGAAGCGGTAGCTGACGCCTTGACTCACTGATTGGAGGTTTATCATGTGGCATTTTATTATTACCAGTGACGGTTTTCAGGTTTTTGAGATTTTGCCTGATTGTGTGAAGCCTAGTGGCGTGTTTCATACAGTGTCGTTGAAAGCGTCGTTGGATGGTGTGTTGTCTCATGTTCGTAGCGCTTATGTTGGGCGTAATGTGAGCGTGGATATTGATAACGCCACGTTTGATATAGACGGCACTATGGTCGGCGTTGTGAAGGTGGTGTTGCTGTAATGGGTGGTATGATTATTGCTGTATGTATCATTTCCGCGCTGTTTCTTACGATGGCGGCTATGGTGTTTTGCGAACTGCCGCGTGATGCGCGTGACGTTTTTTGTTTTTTGGTCATGCTCGCTGTGGGCGTGGCTATCGTATTGGCTTTCGTAGTGAAGGATCTCTGATCATGCGTTATTGTGATATGAAGGTTGCTGTGTTTCCGTCTCAATATTGGGGCGGTGATGTGGGATTGTGGTATTGCTCTCATAGTCAGTCGTATAGGTTGAAGTATGATGTGGCGTTTTGTTCGCCGGATGGACTTCATTCGGCTGTGGAGATGGCGTCGTATAGTGCTACCGACTATAACCAGGTGGCGGACATGCTTGTTGACGCTATCGATATTGCCAATACCCCACTACTGGATAGGGATTGATATGTATTTTCGTGGTTGGATTCATTTGTGGACTTGCGGCAACTGTCCTGACGCTAACATATATTGGCGTTTACGTGCGTTTTGGGCTGGTATGAAACGTAAGTCGGGTGTATCGAAACGGTGTCCTGATCCGCAATTGTGGCATGACATGTGGAGGCTCGGTGCCGAGTCTACTAACGAGGAAGTGGAGTTTTAGTCATGTATGAAATTTTTGTTGCACTCGCGTATCTGAGGCATGGTGATAAGCCGCCTATCGAAGTCGGTTATGCTTCATCGTATAAGGATGCGGCGGACTTGATTAAACGGTGGGCGGCTATCCGGTCTCATACGGAGAATATCGGTTATTTTCGTGTTGAGGAGCGGTATTATGTTTAGGCGTGGTGATGATAGGCGTCCTATTTACCGTATGCGTGACTTTGATGATGCAATCATGGAGAGCAAGCGTATTGTCCGCGCCACAGAAGGCCATAAGCGTGAACTGAACTTGAAGCGTTTCGACCTGGGGTATGGTGATTTTGAGACATGTTGTCGCGCTGTCAACATGTTGTGTGAGTTGTGGCGTGAAGCTCCTAGTGAGTGGTTTACGCAAGCGGTGGTTACTGTGTCTCAGATTGCGGGCGGTCTGAGTATGGGGGATGGACTCGCCGCCGTACTGTCTCGCACGTATGACGTGGAATATTTGGACGGTTCCGTCAATCCGCCTAATCTGATTGCCTGGTGCGCGGTCTGTGCGGTCAAGGGGGCTACGTCGTATGATTGTTGCACGGTTTTTGGTAGTCCTCAAGCGGAAAAACTGATTATTGCCGTGTTTAAAAATTTTGACAGACTCGACACGACACGTTATGATGACAGTGAATTGCAAAAAATCTTACTGCAAGGGGAGGTGAAAATTGGCTAGAACCAAAACCGAAATTTTCCGCACGCGCGTCTATGCCGTGCTTAAGGGAATGGAATTGGTGGACGGCGATTTCATGGGAGCAGAGCATGTTATCGACGGACGTTTGAAGGACGCTCGCGCGTATTCGATTCGTGCGAAGAAACTGTTTCCTAATTTCATTCCACGTGCTGTCAACATTTTTTCGCAAAAGGTCTCAATGAATGAGGAGACTTTTTATAAGTATGCGACTTTTGAGGAACCGCAAGAGTGGAACCCCGAAGAGCATACAAACAAAAGACACGCCGATATTGAAAATAATGACGGTATGTGATATGAAAGATTTTAGGCATAAGCCTGAAAAATAAAATAGCAACAATCTAGGAAAGGTTAAACAATGGAAGACAACAATACTGCACTCGTCGCGTTCAACACCGAGAGCACCGAACTCGGCACCGTCCAACACTTCATCGACACAAGCACTCGTGAGGGCAAGATCAAGCTCTACTCGGCATTGCAGAACGCCGGAAAGCTTGACGAACACCTCAACGAGCCGTTGAACATGACGAACGCCGTCGCCCAGGCGGTACAGGTGACCGACGATCAGACGGGCGAAATCTCCAACACCGTGCGCGTCATCATCGTGACCGACGATAACAAGGCGTACGCGGCCACCTCACCGACCCTCGCGGCGGGACTGAACACCATGTTCGGCATCTTCGGCACGCCGAACACCTGGACGGAACCGCTGTGCATCAAGGTGGTTGAGCGTCGTTCCCGTCGTGGCTTCAAGTTTTTCAGCATCGAGCCGGTGGATGAGGAAACCAAGTGAACAGCTTGCTATAATCGTTAGATAGCGTTCGTTCATTGAGAGCACCCGACTTTGGGTGCTCTCGCCATCTTAAGGACTGTGCCATATGTCTCGAAAGCAAAAGCATGTCAAGGCACGTCAGGCTGCGAAAGCACGCGCCGCCCGCAACATCAAACAGCTTGGCGCCTACTCTCATTCCAATCTCGCCAAAACCGCGGACCAGCAACTAGTCAATATCGCGAAAACCTTGGGCAAGGAGTGGGAGCGTCAGAAGAGACAGGCCATGGCGGAGGCGAAAGCAACCCCATACCGAGCCGCCGCTGTGGAGAAGCCGACGAAGAAAGACATCATGTTTGCACAGCGCACGCCCATCACTAACGCGCAGATTGACGCGGAACCCGTGGCGAAACGGCGTAAACTCTTGCGTCAGCAGCAACGCAAGATCAATGCGGCACGGCGCAAGATCAATGAATGGAACAAGGCCCAGGCCATGCCCGCGAAAAGCGTGTACGACCAGCGCGTGGCCGAAATCACCGGCACCACCGGTGAGGGTTTCGGACGCACTCAGATTATCCCATCGAAGCTCACGGACTTTCTGCAAATGACCAACGTGCTGTCAGACGAAGCGTTCGTGCGCTCCCAACTGGAAAGCGGCCATCGCAACGAACTGCTTGAGCAGATGCATGACGCCGCCGAAATACTAGGGTTGCGCACCGAACGAAAAAGCGAACCGTCCAAAAACCGGAAGACAGGCAAACAGGGCAAAGACTTGTACGGCGAGCATGAATGGCCGTCTTACATGAGCCGCGGGCGTTATGAGGTGTTCGAGAAGATTTTGGCCACCACGCTCGGCTCGAAACGGCTGAAACGATTCCGCCAACTCTCAGCCGCGCAAAAACGCGCGTTCATCGAGCAGACGGACGCACCGCGCATAGTATTCGATTGGACGGTATATGACCCAGTTCGGCATGGTTTTACTTCAGTGTTCCGAGATAATAGCGAGGGCTATCAGCGTTCCCGACGGCAGTTCGACCGATGGATGAAGGAAGCGGGCTCGTTGGAAAAGTAGCGGACGGCAAATAAAGGATAGTTGTACCATGACCAGGCAAGATAAAAGAGTGGGATTGTGGTGCGCGGATAACGTCATACGCTTTACGGACGGCACCGCATTGCGTGACGTCACCGCGCCTAACCGCCTTTTGGCGTACATCATGACGGGCGGCAAACTCACTATATATGTGACTGACCCAGACACTTTAGATCCGTTTATTGCGCACGTCGTACACTCATTGCCCCACAACGGACACAACTCTAATCTGAGCTGGGACGCCATCATATCAAAAAAGGGGAAGTTTTTCAGCTTCACGGTGCGTATCGACCGCGAGAACTCGGCACGCTTTTTCGACGTTTCCAACCTTTTACGCGAGAACTGCCGTCTCTCCATGCCTGACATGCAATTGCTCAACATTCTGCGCGAATACGATAACCGTGGTTTGTGCAAGATCACGGCGGGTGGCGCGAGTATGGAGGCGTTCGCGTCAGGCGAGTGGAAATGGTATTACGACAAATTCCCACAGCTCGACCCGGAGGGTAAAAAATCGTTGCATGACGCCTATATCGGCGGCTTCATGATCGCCAAAGACGGCATGTACGGTAAGGCCATCGACGTCGACTGCAATAGCATGTATCCAAGCATTTTGCGCGATGAATGGCTCCCGTGGGGCGAACCCGAACCGTACGAAGGCGACTATGAGGAAGATAGCGACATGCCATTGCATTGTGACGAACTCACGTTTCGTGCGGAATTGAAGCCGGACGGATACCCCTTTTTATTGGACAATCGTAGCGTGTACGGCTTGAACCGGCTCACTTCCACCCGCGGATATGTCACGCGCGTATTGACCGACATTGACCAACAACTACTATACGAGAATTATGACGTGAACGTCTACAGGCATGTTAGGGGGTGGAAATTCCGCCGCTCCAAGGGATTTTTTCGTTCTTTCGTGGACGAATGGGGTGACTTGAAACAACGGACGACGGGCGAGAAACGGCAGATGGCGAAACTGATCATGAACGCGCTCGTAGGGAAAATGGCGAGTCTCCCAAAAGGCACCGTCCTACTCCCCCTCTCAAAAGACGGCATCACCTTGGACTGGGATGTCGCACAACGCGAAGAATCGAATTTGAAAACCGACTATCTGCCCGTGCCCGTGTGGGTCAACGCCTACGCACGCCGCGAGCTTATGGACGTCTGCCATGCGAACGCCGACCGGCTACTGTATGCGAACACGGACGGTTGTATCCTGAGCGGTTGGGATCCGGTGAAATCATGCGACATACATCCAACCGAACTTGGCAAGTGGAAAATCGCCGCCCGATATGAGAAGTTGACTATCCTGGGTATGAACCGGTATCAGGGGTGGCGGGATGATGGCGAGGTTGACGTATGTATGGCCGGAAACATGTTCTCCCAGTCCATCCCCTACGGGAAGTTTAGACATGGAACGCAAGTCATGGATGATTACGGAACAATGGTCATGCTATAATAACTATGTCTTCCTGAGCGTCGATTTTCGACTGGGAACAACATGGGTCGGACTGCCACGGCTGAAAACGCCGCCGACCGTGAAAATCACTATCGTGGCGGTAGTGCCCTACGATTTTCAACTCGCGCTCACATGGGACGTTTCGACCCCGCGTGATTTCGGGGTCATTTTATTTTCCCGTCGCATGATATAATTTTAGTGGAAATATTGCCAATTGTTAGGAGTTTGTATGGCAGACCCAGATAATGACGGCGAGGAAACCACCACCCCACCGCCGACCGAAGAGGAACGGCAGACTGAAACAGTCGATGACGAAGTAAAGCCGAAAGAACCGGAGCCGGAACCGGAGCCGAACCAGGAGCCGGACGTTTCTGCTCGACTTGACGCGATTGAAAAGGAATTGGCCGGACTGAAAGCCATGATGGACACGCTCGGCTACAATGACCCCGCACCGTCCGACAATGACGGCGACGGAGACAATGACAGCACCGAATCTATCGAAGATTTGTTCGACTAAACAGAAAGGTATAAAGTAATGTCCAATATTCGACCATTGGCGGGCAAGGGTGACGTTGAGATCTTCAACGCCGTCCGCAACGCCACATCCCCACAGTTCCAGACCCGCATCCCATCGGCGACGCAGGGCAATATTCGGAACGCGGTGGACACCATGCGTAATTTCCCGTACTTGCGTGACGAGTTCACCGGCGTGCTCATCCAGCGTCTCATTGGGCTCTATATCCAGCACGCGGATTGGGATGACCCGCTCAAGCTGATCGGCTCACCGCGCACCCTCAAGCGTTACGGCTCCACTTATGAGCAGGCGGCAGTTGGCCTGGTCAAGGCACGCACCCGCAATTTTAATAAAGAGTACTTGGGCGACGACGTGTACGGACGCTACAGTCTCCCGACCGCAAGCGTGTTCCACCCATTGACTTTCGACCACTATTACCCCGTCACCATTCCGGAAGACGCCTTGTTGACCGCGTTCGACGGCGAAAGCGGCATGTCGGACTACATTTCTGAGATCATGAACGCGCCTATCCTCTCGGATAGGAATGATATGTATCTCATGAAGACGCAGACGTTTGCGGAATACGCGCGCAAGGGTGGTTTCTACCGTGTGCATACCCCCGACGTTGGCAAGGCCGACTCTACCGAAGCGGACGCGAAGGGACTGTTGCGTCTCATCCAGCAGATGGCGAACGAATTGAAGGCGTCGCCAATGAGCGCCATGCCCCGATATAACGCCATGAGTTGGGTGACGCCGTGGCGAGATAGTGAAGCCATCCTCTTCGCCACTCCGCAGGTGATCGCCGCGCTCAACGTCGAAGCCCTCGCCGCCGCATTCAATATTGATAAAGTCAATGTTCCGTATCGTATCATTCCTATCCCCGAAGACATGTTCGGCATCGGCGGACAGGGCGGCAAGGTCCAGGCCGTCCTCACCACGGAAGACTTCTTCTTCTGCTGGGATGAAATGCTGGAGACCACCAATTCTCCCGTGAACCCGATTGACGGCACGCGCAACATTTTCTATAAGCACAGGGGTAGCATCACTCCGAACCCGTTCGCGAACGCCATTCTCTTCTGGACCGGCGAAGGCTCCAACGAGTCCGTGACGTTGCCGGATACGCTCACCACTTCCACGCCGGTATTCGAGCTTAAGGTGCAGAAGTACGGTCAGCCCGCCATCACTCCGCAGAACGTGTCCCGTGGAGACTTGGTGCAGGTGGTGTCCACCATTACGAGCGCCAACAAGGAGACGGCGACGTTCCAGCCGACAGGCATCAAGTATGCCGTCGAGGGCGCCACCAGTCAGTTCACCACCATTGACAATGACGGCATTCTGCGTTGCGGTTTGGATGAAACCGCCGAAACGCTTAAGGTCACCGCCCAGGCAACCTACATCAATCCGGCCACGCCTGAAATCGACCAGACGGTTTCCGCCGCGCTCGATGTGCCGGTGGTCGGCACTTGGCTTGGCGGTTGGAAGGCCGGCGCCATCGAGTCTCTTGAGATCCAAGGTGAAAAGTCGGTCAAAGTGAACGGCCATGTGGCTCTTAAGGCGATCGCCACCAAGACGGACGGCAACACCGCGGACGTCACCAATCTCGCCACGTGGACGGTGGACGCCCACGCGACCATCACCCCCAACGGGATGCTGACCGGAACCACAGCGGGCGCCGCCAACGTCACTGTGAGGTTCGCCGGAGCCACTGGAACGGCAAAGGTCACCGTCACCGCATAGCGATGATAACTAGCCGGTAAAATAGGTGTGGATAGACTTTTATCCACACCTATTATTTTTTTTTAGGAGGGTTTTATGAGCGCAAACGACTTGACTATAAACTTCAGTTATGCGAAATGGACGCCAAACACCAGATTCAAATTGTGTAACGTGCCGTGGGACATGGGCTACAGGGATATAGTCAGATGGAGCGAGCAAGCTCAAAGAGATTATTTCGACCGATTGGACGGTATCGAGTTCACCGACTGCACTATGGCGAAATATGGCCTTCCGGTACGACTACCGGTGCCGTTCGCCCAAGCGTGCCAATACAATTATCTGATCGCCACGAACGACTACGATTTCGACACCCCCCGTAGTTGGTATTATTTCATCCAGACATGCGACTACATCAACGCTCACACCACTCAGCTCAATATCCAGCTGGACGTATGGCAGTCGTTTCAGCACGATATCCAGCTTGGCAACGCCTATGTGGAAAGAGGCCATGTGGGGGTTGCGAACGAGAACGCTTGGAAAGACTATGGGAAAACGTATTTGGATCTTCCCGAAGGACTCGACACTGGTAAATGCACCGTGCTCACTAACGAAGCTTGGAAACCACTCATGGATATTGGCGCTCATGATGGCGTAAAATACACGTCTTATGGATTGATTATCGTAAGCACCACCGATCTCGAAGCCGATACGGGTACGAAAGATAATCCGGTGGTCAACACGGCAACGGGTAGCGCGTTCGAGAGTCAGCTTAATGGCACATCCATGTATTATTTGGATACGCCCGCCGATATTGTCACATTCTTCACCGAAGGCATGAGCGCACCATGGGTCACTCAGGGAATTTGCGGCATCTATGCCGTACCGCATCTGCCGCAAGCGTTGTTGGACGGTCAGCCGAAAAAGACGGAACTTTTCGGACATTCCGTAGGTTTTATTGGCAATTGTTGGGAACTACGCAAACGAAACGACAATAGCAACGCCCGCTACACGGACATTATCAATCTCAAAAACTTCCGCGACACTTTCCAGTTGCCGGAACGCTACAAGTATCTGAAAAAGTTCCTTACAGCGCCATATGCCTATATCGAATGCTCGTGCCTGAACGGCACCGTGATCACGTATGAGCCGGAACAGATTCCAAGTGCTGATTTGATTATTCGCGAGTCATGGAATTACGCGCCACCGTCTCCGCGCCTGAATTTCTACGCGCGCGGATATCATGCGGGAAACCTTGGCGAACGTCAACCATTGACGGACGGCAAAGGGTTGCCGATCGATACGGGTGAAATGCTCAACGCATCATTTGGCATCACCAATTTCCCCACCTTCATGGCGGTAAACAACGGTTCGGCTTTGGCGCTTGCGAACAGCGCGTACACGCGCCAATACGCCCAGCAAAGCGCGGACTGGAGTTTCCAGAAAACCCAGATGGGTATCAATAACGCCTACGCTCAAGCCCAGCTCGGCACGCAGTACGCGAGTGAGCAAAACCGTCTTGGAACGTCGAACCGCAACGCGATGAACGCGATCAGCAACCAGGCCGCGCAGATGGGTACCGATCTGACGTTGAAGAATCTCGGTTTCAATAATCAGATGGCGCAAATCAACACCATCGGCAGTGGTGTGGCGAACGCGGTTGGTTCCGCAGTCACGGGCAATGTTGGCGGTGTGGCCGGAGCCATCGCGGGCACCGCTATCGGCGCGTGGACAAACCAAATGACTTACGACAACAATGTTTCGACGGCGAACCAGCAATTGGCGAACACGCAAACCACCAACAACGCTTCAACGTCGCAGGCTAACGCCTACAGTCTCGCGCAAACCAATCTGTCCAATCAACAGACCATGCAGTTCGCGGACATGAACCGACAACTCGCGCAGGCCACCGCGCAAGGCGATTATGAGAACACCATCGCGGGCATCAACGCCCAAGTACAACAGACTCAAACCGTACCTCCCACCACGTCCGGCGCTTTGGGCGGTGACGCTTTTAATTTGGCCAACGGGCTGATTGGTGTGATGGTACGCTTCCGGCAGATACCACCGGCCGCCATGCGCTCCATTGGCGAAGTGTGGCTAAGGTATGGTTACTATGTGCAACGGTTTATGAAACTGCCGGAGAATCTCATGGCAATGTCCAATTTCACGTACTGGAAACTGCACGAACTGTATGTGCGTAGCTCGACGTGCCCGGAAGAGTACCGGCTTACAGTGAAGGGCATTTTTGAATCGGGCGTGACGGTGTGGACTGATCCTAATAAGATCGGCGTCACCGATTATGCGGACAATACGCCACTATCCGGTATCGCATACTAGATATAATGGAGAGAGCATAAACCTCTCTCCATTATTTATAGGACGGTGACCATGAGCAGACGCAATAACGCGCGCAAGGCGGCACACTGGGACAATCAGAGCGTGCTCGGATCCATGTGGGGCAATCTTAATCTCCCTGAAATGCGGCAAAGTCTGAGAATCAACCAATATATGAAGCTGATTGAAATGCTGGCCGTATCCCGGTTCAAATGGGTCAACCTTCCTCCCTACATTGATGAGAGATATTTGGAACTGACTCTATTCGAGAACGGGTTGGCCCTCTTCTTCCCCGACAAACGTAAGGGTGTACACCGTTTCATGGTCACGTCTGGTAATATCGGCGGAGTCAACAACTATAATAATCCGACGTCGTTCCAGCCGGTGGCCACGAACTACTCGCACCCGCAGATCGGGTCGAAGGAATGCGTGCCGATCTGGGACAACCAACTGCGTTGCACCATGATCGACGTCATGTGGAATTACGCCACACGACTCGCTATCGCAGACCGCGCTTTGGACGTGAATCTGGACAATATTTCGGTGCCGTTGATTATCGCCACGTCCGAGACCAACAAATTGACCGCACAAAATCTGATGAAGGCGAGGGAAGACGGAGACCCGTACATTTACACGTACGACTCGGCGGATATCACCGGAATGTTCCAGACGTTCCCCAACGTCACCCCGTTTTTGGCGGATAAGATCATCACGACGAAAACGCAGATCTGGAACGAGCTCGTGAACTACTTGGGTATCGACAACAGCACCACGGAGAAGAAGGAACGGTTGCTTGAGTCGGAAGTGACGGCTGGAAACAGTCGTACGAACGTTTTCCGCCTGAGCTACTTGAAGGCGCGTCAGCAGGCGTGCGACACGATCAACCGGTTGTGGCCGCAAATGGCCGACTCCGGGAAGCCGATCGGTATCGAATGGAACGACACCACTTCGGGCGGACTATTGGACGTTGACGGAAACAAGGAAGAGGAATAAATATGGTGCAGGACTTGAGCATGTACGCCATCAAAGACAGCATGGCGGATTACACGTTGACGCTTGGCAATCTGATCGCACGCGGTTTCGATACGGATGAAAAACTACATTTGAGCGCCCGATATTATCCGATTTTCGATGAAAACTATAGGACGAAACTGAACGAGAAAATCGTAGCCCACTACGCACTCAGGGAAATAGGAAGCGAAACGCCGCAAATGTTCATATTTTATCTGGGGCGTACCATGCGGGAGCAGATGGACTATTTCAACCAACTCTACATGTCCGCGCAACGCGAGTTCGACCCGTTCATCACGTCGGACATTCGCCAGGAAATGGACTCGACCAGTACGAACGAGTCCAGCGGCAAATCGAGCGGCACACAGTCGAACAAGTCCACCGCCAACAGCACGTCCGACACCACCGCCGACAATTCCAGCATGACGTTCAACAGCGAGTTCCCGCAGACCCGTATTGACGATTTCCGCAAGTACGCCACCACCGCAAGCCAGACGGATTCGACCGGCAACACGCATACGGCAACCCAGCAGGACAGTACCGCCACCGCAACCAGCACCAGCAACACCGACTATGCGCATTCCTCGGACAAGGGCAATTCCACGTCGCATACGCTCGGCACCAGCGGATCGCAGTCCCAACTCTTGCAGGACTGGCGTAACACCATGCTCAATATTGATCTCATGGTCATTGGTTCGCTTGAAGATCTGTTTATGGGTATGTGGGGCAGTGGCGACAATATGACCAACGTGCCGCAACTGTATTCCACGTCACTCGCCTACAATCTCGGTCACTAGAGTATACTTGATACAGACAGTTAGGAGGATTGATGGACGGAATAAACCTAAGCGCCGCGCCATTGGATATTGATCCGCGACAACGCTATTTCACGACGGTTCAACCTTTCAGTTACCGTGATACGCTTACCGTGCTCGGATACGTGCAGGAGGTGGCCGGACATGTGGACGAACTGCGCGAACAGCTCGACAATCTCGCCAAGGACGAGAACGCGGACGTTGAAGCCATCAAGCAACTGATAGCCGGTTTCAACGAGCAATTCGAGCGCATCAATGAAACTTTGGACGACTTGGAAAAGCAGGTCGGACAATATGAAGACTCCGATTTGACCTATAATCCGACGCGCGGCAAGTACGAAGACTCGAAAAACACTAATCGAGACATGTACCGCGAACTTGCCGTGTTCGGCGCGCGGGTTGACCAGATGGCTACCGTAACCACCGCACAGGCCGCACAGCATGATTGCATCACATGGGCGGTGCTTGGCAATCGTGAGATTTTCGGCAACGAAGAGCCGCGTGTAACGCCCCGACCTCAGAATCAGCCGCCGACACCGCCACCGGCATCACCGGAAAAAGGATATATCCCAGTCGATAGATCCACATCGACGGGAACCCAAGCGACATATTTCATTGTCCATGAAAAGAAGGGGGAATGATGGACATCAAAAAAACGATAAGCTCGACAACCGTTCATGGGATGAAAGATCTAGAAAGCCGCGACATGTACGGGCGCACCACAACCTACGGACTACCTCTCTACACCGACGATACCCCGTCCGATCTGCGCGACGGATATAATCGGGCAATGGTGATGATCGACCGACTCATACACCAACTCGAAACCCTCATCCGCGAAACCAAAGGAGCAAACCAATGACCACCATCTACGACAAAACCGACAATTATGCTCTCAACCTCTACGGGGATAAAGACCCCGCCGACTTGCGCGACGGATATAACGGATCCATGCGCACCATCGACACCACGCTCGAAACGCATCTCAATCGCATCGAGGGTGTGGAGTCGCGTGAAACGCATGATGAGGCAGTGGTCAAGGCGCTGGTTGGTGATAATACGGTGGACAGTGCCACCACGGCGAAAACCAAGTGGGATAAAGCCGGTACCGACGCCACCGCCGCCGCAGGTAAGGCAGACAACAACAGCGCCATTCTCGCCGCGCTCGGCGCGGACACCGCCGCGCACGCCACCGACGCGAAAACCAAGTGGGATAAAGCGGGAGTGGACGCCACCACCGCAATCGGCAAAGCCGACTCGAACAAAACCATCCTCACCGCGCTAGGGGCCGACACCACCGCGCACGCCACCGCAAATAAGACAAAATGGGATAAAAACACTACGGATATCACCGCACTATCCACCTTGGTGGGCAATAATTCCTCTCAGATTGCGCAGATTCTCGAAAAACTGGGGCAGTCTCAATATTCGGATGGATATTTAGTTACATTCGGAGACTCTTACGCGGATAATACGCGCGAACGCACTTGGTCATACCAATTGTCCACCATGTTCCCGGAACTGCAATGGAAAAACTATGCAAAGAGCGGTGCCGGTTTCAACGTGTCCGGCATTCCGACTTTTGCCCAGCAGGTTGCCAACTGCGTGGCCGATACCAGTGTGGACAAAGACAAGATCAAGGTCGCCGTATGCGCCGGTGGGCGTAACGATATCCTGGACTGGACTACAGGAATGTCTAAGGCACGTGACGTGGTGTTGGCGATGGAAGCGGCATTCCCGAACGCCATTATCGTAATCGCCCCCATGCTGTTCGATCACTCCACCCTCAACGAAGACGGCATGAATAAATACGATGCCCTATTCAACGGGGCTCTGAATGCTTCGCATGGCAATCATCGTGTCGTGGTAGCGGACAGCGCGTACGTGTGGTGCAAAGCTGAAACCGGTTGGTTCCCCTCGGGCGATATCCACCCTAATGCGACTGGTGCGAAAGTCATTGCCAAATACCTCTATACCGCATGCCGGGACAGCTACCGCGGCAGACAGGAGTACGCAGTTTCCAAGTTCGGTGATATGCCAGTGGAATTTAAGCTACAGAACGGAATTATTGTCGTGGATGGACAGGGAGAGATCCCATCGATCGGTCAGGGTAAGGGCGCTCAGTTGGCGGGCTGGACTAAGCCACGTCACAATATTTGGACGTGGATAGTCACCGGTGGCAGTGTTACTACACCAACACTGGGCTATATCGCACCTAGCGGCGATTGGGGTATTTACAATGCCTCTGCATCCAACCAAGGACACGCCAGTTTCATGGCATCCTACGCCGCTTAGTCTCCGATAATCCACACATAGCCATGCCACTATAATGGTGGCATGGCTATTACTTTTGAAGATTGGATTAGGCAGACGCAAGGCCGCTACTGGGACATGGACGGCGCATACGGGGCGCAATGCTGGGACCTATGGGCGAAATATTCCATGGATATGTACGGCATGAGCATACAGGATTGCATAACCCCCACCGGCTACGCGGGCGGACTGTATACCGCATACCCCGTGTCGGCACGGTGCGAACAAGTGTACGAACGCATTCCAGCCAATGGATACTCGCCAGTAGCGGGAGACGTGGCCATATGGGGGTACGGTTCCTACACGCCATACACTCATGTGGCGATAGTCGCCGGTGATGGCGTGAAAGACGGGAACATTTACGTTATCACACAAAACCCAGACGCCAGCGCGCTCAAATGGTTCCCCACCATTGGACTCTTAGGCTACTTGCATCCCCGTACCATGCCGAAGCCGGACGCCAATAATCCGACCGGCAACAACAACCAGGGCAACCCCGACACGTCACGCGGGGGAGCGTGGATACATTGGCAGGGCGACAACCTCTACCTGCACGAGACCGACAATGCCGGGACGCGGACACGGATCTTTTACCGTACCACGGCCAATAATTTTTCGGAAAAATCGTCGCAATCTCAGCCGTCCGACTCGCAAGGACAAGGGCACCCGTCCAGCTCGGTCAGTGCGGAAAACTCGTACGCGCTCTATGTGGTCGGCACGGTTGAGTCCGGTTTGCGCTGGGATGCAGTCGAAGCCGCCAATTTGCAAGGTATCGGCATTGCGCAATGGAGTTTCGAGCGCCGCCTGCAAGTGCTCAACGCGATGAAAACCGCCGACCCAACAGGATATGAGGCATTCAAAACCGCCGCACCCGAAATAGCCGCGCTCATGGAGTCGGGCGGCACGTTCAAACGTTCCCTCACCTCAGCGGAGGCGGCCGCGTTCAGAACGTGGGCGGCACGCAATGAGTCGAAAGAGGGGCAACGAAAGCAGTTCGCGGAAGACTATGCGGGCTATCCTAAAGAGTACGATGACACGAAAATGCAGATTCTTTGGGTGACGGCATACCACCAGTCACCGGCGAACACGTTGAAGGTGCCGAAAGCATCGAACCTCACACAGCTCAAAAACAACATTCTATCCACGTTCCCGTTCGGCCCGTACACGACTCGATACAATCAGGCATATTCGTTACTGAGTGTGTGGGATGGCAGGTCTAATCCGCCAGCGTTCTAAAAGTGTGGTATATTTGATAGTGGCGGTGGTTATGTGATGACCTTTCCCTTGGACAGCCGCCAGATGATAGGTTGGTGGAGGGGCGTACGAGTCATGGCGCACGCCCCTCCGCTAGTTTCAGGAGGTTTGCAGGCATGACATTGCAGACGCTTGACGAGGGCGATTATTACGATCTGCATAATCTGTTGACGCGAAACGCTCCATGGAATTTCATAATCGGCGCACGTGGCCTGGGCAAGACGTTCGCAGCGAAACGGTATGGCATCAAGGAATATCTGAAGCACGGTCACGAGTTCATTTATCTACGCCGCACGGATGTGGAACAGCACCGTAAGGAAACGTTTTTCAAGGATATTCAAGAGTTCTTCCCCTCCTACGAGTTTCGTGTGAATGGCGAAAAGGGGCAGATTCATAAGACGTCATGGGACGAAAAGGACTGGCGGACATGCTGTTATTTCGTCGCCCTCTCCCAGGCGGGCGGATTGAAATCAGTGGCCTATCCTAAAGTGCACTTGATTATTTTCGACGAGATCTTCCCCGACAACCTGCGATTCTTAAGCAATGAGGTAAACTCGTTTTCCGAATTCTACAATACGGTTGACCGTTGGCAGGATAGGACGAAAGTACTATTTCTCTCGAACGCGGTTCAAAAGGCTAACCCGTATTTCGCGAAATACCGGCTTGACATTGGTTCCCAGCAGGCCAACCAGCAGCAATACAAGTTGTATTGCGGTGGGTTCGTATGTCTGGAATTGGCCGACTATGGCGGATTCAGTGCGAAAGTCGCGCAATCCAAGTTCGGCAGATTCTTGGAGCAATACGACAGCGACTATGCCGACTATGCGATCAGAAACAAATTCCGCGATGAATCAGACACATTGCTAGCGCCTATACCTAGCGACGGCGAACTCTCATACATCCTGGACTCCACCGACTATGCACGGTTCGGCATATGGGTTTCCGTGTCCGAACGCGACGGGCATGTTTCACAATATGTTTCACGGCGCATACCCAAAGACAATAACCGGCCGACATACACGCTTGACCCGAACCATGTTGACGAAAAAACATGGTACGTCAAAAAATCGGATGATATCATACGACGGTTAACCACTGGCTACCGGCTCGGAAAAATTAGATTCGATGATTCACAGGTCAAGGCCGACTTTGGACTGATCATAGGAGAATTACTAGGGAAGTAAGGAGATAATTAATGACAATGACGACAACGGACGTATGGTGTATATTCGCAGTAATATTCTTCGTCGTTGTGGATTACGTCACCGGTATCGCAAAAGCAATACTCAACAACACGTTAAGTTCACAGAAAATGCGGCAAGGCTTATGGCACAAGTTCGCCTACCTCATGCTCACCCTGGTAGCCTATTTTGTGGACATGATTAACTTGCATGTAGATCTTGGACTGCCGGTCAGCGTGTTCGTGTGCACGGTCGGCGGCATCAGCCTCATCGAACTTACTTCCATCCTGGAAAACATCACCGCCATCAACCCAGAACTGGCGGACGCCCCATTCATGAGCGTGTTCGCAAACACCAATACCCCCAAACATAGGAAGGAAAACTAACATGAATATCCAGGAATGGATGAACAACGTTAACGGCAAAATCATCGACATGGACGGCGCATACGGCGGACAATGCTGGGACCTATGGAGCAACTACGCACGCAACGTATACGGCATCCCGGCCGCCGACACCAACACCGTAGACGGATACGCCGCAAGCGTCTACACTGAACGATACGACCGCTCCAAAGCATTGCAAAACACGTTCATCCGCGAAGCGGGCAACTACACACCGGTTTACGGTGACGTGGCATTCTGGAACGGCAACGGCATGAACCACGTAGCGATTGTGGTGCGAGACAACGGCAACGGCACCCTGGAAACCATGTCGCAGAACCCCAACAGGGCCGGATACGTGACCCTCACTAAGAACGGTATTATCGGCTACTTCCACCCGCGTGCGTCTCACACGCCCGCGCCAGCACCGGCAAACAATAATGTGACCATCATCCCACGCACTTACAAAGTCAACGTAGACGTGCTCAACGTACGCTCCGCACCGTCAACCTCAGCACAGATAGTCGCCCAATATCACTACGGACAGACGGTCAACCTATCCGAAGGCGGTGTGATCGCAGACGGATACATTTGGGCACACTACGTAGGCTATTCAGGCAAAACCCGATACATCGCACTCGCACCCGCAGACAAATCAATGTGGTACCTTGTTTCCGCCTGATCTGACAGCATAAGAAAAGCCCCTAGGTTAATAACCTAGGGGCTTTATTTATTACCACGTCCGAGCAAACGTTTCCAAGTCTTCAGCAGAAAACAGAAGCAAATCGTCATCCGTTTCATACGGCAGAAGAAACCGGTAAGAATCATACTGAGCCACGCCGTAATCATCAACGGCCTGATCGCGATCAATCGAACTCGTAACACCGTCCTTGACACCATGAAGCGTCACGGACGGGTCATCCCACAAAGTGGTCAGCAGTCCATTCTTTTCATTGAGAGTCATATCTGAAACCATCATTTATTTTTCCTTTCCCTTGAAGCGGACACCCACACTATAACACAAACAAACAGGCAACACGCCGCCAAACAAAACAAAACAAAAAAATAAAAAAACAACCACCAACCAGGCAGGCAAATAAGCTACGGTTACGTAACCGTA